GCTGTGACCGAGAACGAGGCTGTTCTTGACCCAGACCAGGCACCCGTGCAAACCCCAGCCCGCCTCCCGGAACATGGCCCGGAAGGCCTCACCCTCCGTGTCTGCGTGGAAGATGTACGCGCTGGCTCCAGTGCGGCAGGCATCGAAGGCTCGGCTGTATGCCTGAAGCAGGAACTGCCGGAACTGGCTCTCCGCCATGTTGTCGTTCTCGATCTTCTTGCCGTTCGAGCCCTGATAATTCACGTTATAGGGCGGGTCAGTGAGCAGCAGATCCTCGGTGTTCGTGTGCGAAAGCCGCTCCACGTCCTGCGGGCTGGTGCTGTCACCGCACATGACCCGGTGGTCGCCCAGCAGCCAGATGTCGCCGCGCTGGGTGATGGGCTGCTCCGGGGGCTCTGCGGTGAAGTCGTCCTCTTTGACCTCCTCGTCGATCTTGATCTGGAGGTTCAGGCCGAAGTCGGTCATGTCGTATTCGATGCCGGTCAGCTCCTGCACCAGAAGCTGCAGGTCCCACTCGGCAACTTCGCCGGTGGAGTTGTCTGCGATGCGCAGGGCCTTGACCTTTTCCGGGTCGAGCTCTGCCGCAACGATGACCGGCACTTCCTGCAGCTTGAGCCTCCGGGCGGCCTTGTACCGGGTGTGCCCGGCGATGATCACGCCGTCCCTGTCCACGATGATGGGGGACTGGAACCCGAACTCTTTGATGCTGTTGGCCACGGCTTTTGCGGCCTCGTCGTTGCGCCGGGGGTTATTGTCATAGGGGCGGATTTCGTCCAGCCGTTTGTACTCGATTTGGTGTTTCACGCTCTCCATGCAATCCCTCCGGGCAATAAAATAGGCTCTCTGGCAATTGTACCAGAGAGCCTAGGGTAAAAACGTTATGACTTACTTTTTGGCTTTCGCCTTGGCGGTCTTGGGCTTGGCCTTTGCGGCCTTATCCAGCTTGGCGTAGGGGTCTTTCCAGCCCTTGGGAAGGTCGCGCTTGTCGATGTATCCGATGTGGGCATCCCACTCCATGGCTGCCATGGAGCGGCATTCCCGAAGTTCGCCGGGGGTCTTGGCTTTCTTGCGGAGCTCGGCTTCGCGGCGGTCGATCATCGCCAGAGCTTCGTCCGAAGAACGGCGCTGCAACATCTCTTTTTCACTCATGTGTAAACTCCTTTACCAGTTCGAGGTGACCTGCTGTCTGCCCTTAATCGTCTTACAGATCGTCAGGGCTTTGCGGCTGTACGCTACTTTGTAGCGCCCCGCGTCGTATGCGTTATACCCGGAGCTGGTCAGCCAGATGGTTTTTAACTCACTAGCGCCCCATTGGGTGCCGGTGTGGTTGCTGATAAGGTATTTGTAGGTTTTCGGGTGTTTTGTCTGGAAGTTGGCCTGCGCCTGGAACAGATCCGAAAAGGTTGCAATCTTTGCGTTCTTGTTCAGGAACATCTTGACCTGAGAGCCGTTGTAGCCTGCATAATTTCGGACGTTGCTTGCTGCGTCAGGATCGAGGTAGGTGCCGCTTCCGTGAGTGCCGAAAGAAGCAAATGCGGTTTTGCCTGTTTGAAGCTGCTGCAGGGTTTTTACTGCTGTCGCAGCCTTACCGTCATAGGGCATATCGCAGTGGTACAACTTATCCGCGCCTGCTCTGCGGCGGGCCTTGCCGAAAGCTACGTCATCCAGAACTTCGGGCATCTCGTTTGCCAGCCCCGTAGCGTTCAGCCAGCGCTGACAGAAGGTGTCATTCTGGGTGCCGTCAGTTGCGATAGGCTGTGTTGCAATCGCTTTGACGGTATCCAGCGCATCCTGATCGTTCATCTGCATCAGGGCCGCCGGGTTGCCCTTGATCTGTGCCAGCAGCTGCTGCTCACGGGTCTGGGGTGCTGCCGGTGTTGCTGCTTTCGCTGCACCTCCTGCACCACCGCCTCCACCCATGCCGTGGCTGCCGCCCATACTTCCACCTCTGCCGCCCATGTGAATCCTCCCTTGACCGTGAATTTCTCGGTCAAGGGTAACATGAAAAGCGGGGGCAAAACGTTATGATTTACTTTTTCTTGGGTTTCGCCTTGGTGGTTTTCTTCTTGCTGGCGGGCTTCTTTACGTACTTGCGATACTCGGGTGCCAGACGGGAGATGGGCCCGACCCAGTTGCCGTCGCCATCTGTCAGGCGGGTGCCGTCCGGGGCGAACATGTTCAGCCCGAAGTGGCGGGGGCCCTCGGAAACGGGCGGAGTGTCGCGTTGGATGAAGCCGCCGGTCGGGGTCTGCTTTTTTGTCGAAGATTCCATAGCGAAATACCTCCAGATTGATTTTACCATACTTCGATTTCCAGCTCAAGAACCTTCTTGCCGCTGAGATAGGTGCGGGATGGGCCGAGCCGGGTGCTGCGCACGCCGGTGATCTTGTGATGGGTACCAACTGCCAGGACGGCTTCGGACTGACTGGGCTGGATGAACGCCGCCCGGGCGCTCTTGGCGGTGTGATACCGGATCAGAATTTCGCGGTTGCCAGAGCGGATACCTCCCTGTCCATGTGTGCCTGTGCCCCGCCCGCCTGCCTGTGGCCAGAAGGGGTTGTTCCGGCTGTCATACGCCGTGGATTCGAGACTGGAATTCTGCCATGTGCTGCCTACCAGCAATTTGCGCAGCTGACTATCGCTCATGCTGCTGTAATTGCTGGGCAGGCCGCAGTGGCGCTCCAGAAAGTCCGGGTGGTCGGCACGGTACAGGGTGGTTTCCTGCCCGATGGGCTTGGCCAGCTTGTCCACCGCATCCAGCATCTGCTGCTGCCGCTTGGTCAGGGGTTGACCGGTAGCTGCAGCCCAGTTGGCGTTCTGGCTCAGGGCCTTGCCGTTGCTCTGCATGACCGGGTTGATGTAGTCGGTCACGCCTGCGGCCAGCGCCGGGTCGCGCATCATCTGCCGCTGCGCGGCGCTCTCCATCGCGGAGACCTGCTGCGGGGTCAGATGGCCGA